TATCAATGCTCGGTGAATGGCAGTCCCAGTCAGGTATCGGAATATCCTCAATCGCTACACCTTGCCCCGCCTGTATCCCTGTTGTTTCAAGAAGCTGTACTATGTTTCCTTCGCATTCTCCGGTGATAACTAGGTCTGCGCCTGCGTCAAGGCTTTCCTGCGGTGCGTGTGTTGCGTGATTTCCGCCCGTGACGATCAAGCTCTTGTAACCCTTTTCCCTCAACTGCTTGATGCACTCATACGCTCCGCGCTTGTTGGCTAATATGACATTGAAGCCAATAATGTCCTGGCCTGACGGGATGATGTCCTGCGGTCTGCATGCTAGGGCCTCAAGGTCTAACACATTCACAACATGCCCAGCCCGTTTCAAGACTTTAGCTATCAAGGGAAGGGATAATGATGGGTATATCCTTCCGAGGTCTTTCTGCTCTGAGTAGTACCAGTTCGGTGGGTTATACAGTGTTATTTTCAAAAGCCGTATTTGCCTTTTAGATACTCGTAGTTAAGGTTCATTTTCTCGATGTTTTGCTTGTTCCTCGCCTGCCTCGGTCTTTCGAGGTGTTCAATGCCGAGGTCTATCTCTATCAATGAGTATCCTACTTTCATCGCCCGCCAGGAATAGTCAACATCGTCATACCACATAGGGATAAAGTTTTCGTCAAAGTAACCGATTTCTCTGAATGCCTGTGCTGAAAGCACCATCGCCCAGGATATGAGCCTGTCGCCTACCGGGAGGATTGTGCAGGCTTTTTGCTTCTCACACGCATAGAGATAATTCGGGTCAAGTGCCTTTATTTGAGGCGATACAGGCCTGTGAAATAATATATCATTGTTAAGGATCAAGTACCAGTCTGATTCAAACATCAAGCCCCGGTTTATCCCGCTTGCGTAGGATGAGTTCTCTTTCTCTGCACGTATCATCGTCACGCCTTCGACTTGCAGGTATTTAGGCTCTGAGCCGTTGTCTACGCAAATTATTCTTATTTTCGGGTCATGCTCCTGGATTGATCTGATTGCCGGGAGGGTGAATTCACGAAACTTGTTATAACCAACCATGACGGCTGTTATCACCAGTTCCTCCAATCGTCAAAAGAAAATACATCAAGGTCGCTGTTTGGTGTCAGGTTTACGATCTCCCCGCCTACGGACTGGTAGGCTTCTTTCGCCAACCTGTACGCCAGTTCTGACCGCTCCAAGTCCGGGTTATTCCACTGCACACCGCTGAAATAACCAGGGTCAAAGTGATTCGGGTCGATTGCTTCTGCAAGGTGCTGTTCATTCGGCTTGCCCATAAAGCTGTAGCGGTGATCAACCCCTACCAGTCCGACCCGCCGGAATCTGTGCCAGTATGCTAACTGGAGCAGGACGCTTGTTACCGTGTACGCTGCACCAACAAAAGGCTTTGTACATGAGAATACAGGCTTGCGCCGATCAATAACCGGGATGCTGTTGATAATGTGCTTTGCGGAATTGCTATCGATGTATTTCAAGCAGTCCATTTCGTTTATTTCGTGCTTGAATTGCCCAACCACCAAGGGGTTAACGCAGGCATAAACGTCAGGGATAAATTTCAAGTAGCAGCGATTACTTCCGAATGTATAATGTTTTTTCAGCCATTCGTTTGGTATGTCCTTCAGGCTTGGCCCATTCCCTACAACAATACAAGTATTCATTTCGACCTGCCCCCGTCAAACATTCTTAGCATCTGGTCGTGTTTACTGCAAAGTAGATTACTTTCCTGCCCAATACCTGTCAGCAATCCGGCCTTGCCTACCGTGTGGGCGTAGATCTCAACCGCTTTCAGGAATTCGTCACAGAGTACATTCCGCCTGGCCTTGTTGCTCGCCTCGCGCAGTTCCTTTTCTTTCACTTCGAGGGCAGTTGCAGTTTCGTTTATCTTGTAACTCTGCGCCTGCCAGTTCGTAAAAGCACCTGACTTTTCACTTTCGTATATCTGTCTCGAAAGGAAATAAACTCCGGTCTCTTTCAGCATTTGTTCACAGGCTTTGATGTGCCTCTGGTTGACTTGAATTGCCCCGTCTACCAGGTTATAGTCATGTGCCGCCTGTCCCTGTGCTACAACAAGGATCGACAGGTTTTCAATGTTCGTTTTCGCGTCCTTGCGGTAGGCTTCGATCAATGCGGCTACTGCTGCTTTGCATTCCTTGTAGCAGTCCAGGGCTTCCGAAATTGATCTCTGTAGCACGTTGAACCGTTCCTGGAATAGCTCTATCGGTAACGTTATATCGCCGTCAAAACCGTAAAGGGGGGATTTCAGGACATTTATCGAATGGTAATCAACCTCAATACCCCTGCCTTGCGCTACGCCTACCCAGTAGGTCACTCCGTCCCTTTGATGCCCATATTCCGTCTCTGTTTCCATCTCCACGCCATAGACTTCGATGCGTTCATACCCTTGATAGATTGCCAAGGCCAGTGCGTAAGAGACGGATGAGGTAAAATATCGGTAGGCTTGCGGTATGGCTTTGAGTATCTCGTCAAGCGGGTATTTGACAGACATAGGAACATCGGCATACTTGTCTATCATGTAAACTGGTAAGGTTCTGTTATTCTGCAACCAATCGTAATGCCCAGGGTCATTCCGGTTGGTCTTGCTTCGCCATATTACGGGCCTGTGCATCTGGAATACTGCATCGGCTCTCGGTAGTTTGTTCCCTGAAATGGTCTCGTTGAATACCCATACATCACAATCTGAACGGTTGAAATCGAATTCTGTAACGGTGGCTTTATACATCCCAACTATTGCAACTGTCCTCATGTGGTAGGCGTCTCCCTAAATTTAAGCGGTACGGCAAAACTCGCCATTTGTGTGGTTACCCGATCCCATTGCGCGGCTGATACCTGAAATGTAACCGGAAAGACAATGGAGTCAACATTCCCGTTCAGCGTAGGATCGCCTGCCAGCCTTTGTAGAAACTCCGGGATGATGTTATTCAGTTGCGTATAAGCGGATTTCATGCTCACCCTGGAAACGTGAAAGTCCACGTTGACGGTGAGTAACAACCTCGCGGTGGTGGCTTCATCCGCTTGTCCCGATCCGTTTGCAATATGGGCAATCGCAAGAGGCAGCACGCTTGCGTCTTCTACTGGGTAACTCGGTGCGCCCCGGACTGTCTCGCTGGTTATGGCTAAGGCGATGGTCTGCAACCTCTGAACGGCGTCATCTATAATGCTCATGCTGTCACCACGTTTGCAATCTGGTATGGCCTGAGTATCATTTTCACGTCAGGGTCAAGCTCCTGAACATAAATCATCTCGCCTAATGACGGATTGGCTGCGCCATCCTGGTATCCCTGTTTTGCTCTCATAAACCATCGCATCGCCTGAATCTTGCACGCCATGATGATGTCATCTGGCGGTGTAGCGGAGTACCCGAACACGCCCACAACTTTGACATTGTTGTCAAATCGAGAAAAGGATTTCCCGCTGCTTGATACCAGTTTCAAGGCATGAATTGGCATGGATAAAGCGGTGTAGTTCTTAGGCACAACCGAATAATGGGTATCTAAAGTCCAGGCGGCATAAGTTCCGCTGTTGGTCTCGTCCACGCTGACAGAGGTGATCGAAACCGCCGGGTCAATGTACTGGATTGCGTCGCCTGAACCGCTAAAGTACCGGATTTCTGCGGTGCTGGATGGGTAGAAGTAGTTCGGCCAGCCGCCCACGTATCTGTCTATCAACCGGCTCGCACTCGTGACCATTCTCGCAAGCACACTATTATAGGTCACTGATGTGCTGGAAAAAAGCGGGCTGTCTGGCAGGTCGGCTTTTATTTCCTCTATTAGCGCGTAATCGGCCATAATTCTCCTAAAGGGGGAGGGAATTAGCCCTCCCCCTGTCAAACTAATTAGGTGCTGGTAAGGTGTTCACTCTGCGGGTAGCGGTCTTCGATCAACGCCCACGCAGACACATAACCAGACTCAATCACGGCGTCAATCGCCAGATTGAGGTATTTTGCGTCAGTGTCCGCAGCAGTCACAACAGCCGGGTCAACGTCAATGACAAGTGCCATCGAGTCATTTGCGGCGGCGGTAACAGCCACACTGGTTGCGGATGTTGCATCGCCCCAGTTGTCGCCGGTGATTGCAGCTGCCAGACGGTAAGAGAATGTCTGTGCGGTTGCACTGGTGGTGCTGTTTGCAGCGGTGGAGCTTTCGACGCGGAAAGTGAGGATGTCTGTGGAGTCTGAGGTCATATCGCCCCAGTTCACCAGAAAGGTCACCCAGTGCGCATTTTTCAACGCAACAGACTGAGATTCATAGCCAGCCGTCGCAGTCGAAGCCTGCGGTACGAATATAGGTACAATGTGGAGCTTTTCAGCATAACGTCCCATGATCATTTCCTCCTATTAGGTTGATGCAGCCAATGCTACAAATGGGCTGAGGCTCGTAGTGCCATCATAGGCGGTGATCGCGGATGCCCATAACGGCTGCCCGTCTACCCTGTAGACGAACCTGAATGCGGTTTCGTCATACACGAAATTGACGTGAATGCTGGATGCGGACTGTACGCCGCCCTTTGCGATCATTACATACTGTGAAGGTGAAACCAGCATGATGTCGCCCAGCGTGCCTAGATATGGGTTGTATTCCGTTTCTACAACCGGACGGCCAAAGATTGCGCCGTAAGGTGAAGCGGACAAACCGCCTGCGGGCAGGTAAACTGGCATTTGACCAACAGACAAATTGAACAGCTGCGGGTAAATGCTTGAATTCGCCAGCCAGACGTAATCAGACACGCCAGGGTAGCGGGCTGCCCACATACGCGCTAAATCAAGCGCATCGATCTCGCTTGCATCTGTGCGGACTGCGGATACCAAACAACCAGCCTGGAGCATTCCAAGCGGCTTGCCGATGCCGTCTCCGTTGACGATGGCCTGCTCGACTTTGAACCGAAGTTCCTGCGGGACGCTATTGGTGATCCAGCTCTGCAATGCGGTGGCGTCCTCAAGCAGTTCATCGGTTGCGTAGCACAAGGCGGCGCATTTCTTCAGTTTCAGTTCGATCTGGCGGAACTTCGGCTTGCTTGCGGTCTTGTTCCCGGCTTCAGCCATCCAGTAGCCCTGTACTCCGCCCATGCGCGAACCGTCAGCGCGTGAGGTCTCGTCAATGGCATTGATGGTAAGGGAATTGCCCTCAACCTGGATGGGATTGAAGAACGACAACAGGCTGCCAACCCCGAACATATTTTCCTGGATGCCTGCGGCAATCTGCGGAGGAACGAGATACCCGCCCTGTGAGGGCATGGCTTCGTTCAGCCCGGTTGCTTTCAGGGGTTTGAGACGCATGTCTTCTTGCCCAGGATAAGTAGCAGCCGTTTTCACTGCCTGGAAAAATTCTCCGGCGGTGAATGGGTTGCCTTTACTAGCGCGGTCGGCTTCGTCCTCGACAACATCAAAACCGGCTTTTATTTGCGGTTTCGATTCCTCGTACGATTTGATAGCCTTTTCCACCGCGCTTGATACAATGGCCTCTACGTCAATAGTAGGGTCTTTGATTTCTTCGGTCATAGTGACCTCCTCGGTGGTATTTTCCTGAAATAACGATTTGACAGGGACGGCAACGTTGCGGTATTCCGCTGGCTGTGTGGTTAGGCTTGCCTCTGCAATCGGCCAGGATTTGATCTCCCATGATTTACCGATTGACACACGCTCAACTAAATGACCAGCAGCACCAGTAGACCAGCCCAGCTTTCCAGCTTCAGCCAGTTTGTAGATTTGCTCCTCATACTCGTCTCGCATTTCAAGCTGTGCATCCAACCACGCACCAACATCATCAAACTTAACGCCTCCCTTGCCCAATTTCCGGTTTTTTATCACGCCGTCATAGCCATGATTATAGTAAACGGGTAACCGGTCACCCTCTTCGATGCCCAGGTCAGTCTCAGGAGTGAAGTAATCGCCAGTCAGGTCTACGTCTTTTGGGTTGCCCCAGCGGACGATGTACCCGCCAACTTTCCCTTCACCGAGAGCTTTGACTGCATCCCCGAAATAAACTAGGTTTTCGTCCATAAAACCTCCTCAAACAAACAAGCCAAACAGAACGCAAGTGCGCTTGTTCGGCTTCGTAACCACGAACCGCCAGGTCTTACCCGCTGCAGCAACCGCCGCCAACAGATAGCCTTGTTCGATTGTGTTAGTCCCTAAGTGCCTTCTTGACTGTTTCGTCCCATAAAGCCTTAATCTTGGTGACAGACTTATTCATTATGTGTGTCATTGTCCACCAGCGTCCCTTGTGCATCCATGCCTGTCTGTCAGGGTCAATAACGTATTTCGCATAGTTTAGGTTTGTGCCAAACTGCCCGATGGTCTGAGTACCAGAGCCGGCCACGCTGTAAACCGTAGGCTTGCCAGCCTTGCCGCCGCCTTCCATGACACCGAGGGATCGCCCCAGTGTCCCGGTTCTTGTGTAGCTCGACCCATGCGGTTTAGCAGGGTAGGGAAGGACATTCTCCCAAAATATCAAAAGGGAAGCCCACATTGCTTTATCAATGGCGGTTTTCAAACGCCCAGGATAACCGGCAAACTTGCGGATCATTCTGTCCATTCCCTCTACGTGTATCTCTATCATTCGCCCCTCAATATCCGCGCTATTTCGTCCGCTGCCTGCTCTACGTTGACCACCGGCTGCGCCCAGCAACGGCAATTAACATGAGCCGGTATCATTGCATCTAGGTCTTCAAGCGGATATTCCTTGTCGCCCCTGCCATAATCGCTGCATATAGGGCAGACTTTATCATCCTCAGCGGTCATATATTTGAACTTATCAACCATGCCGGACTCACGCCATGCCATTTGGTTTCCTTGTGCGTATAACCGAGTAACCTCTGTTACAGCTATCCTCTCAGCCCTCACCTTACTAAATGTGCCTTCCAGCACCGCTTTCAGGGTGTCTAACTTGTCCCCGGCTATCAGCCAGTTTGTGACCGCTTCTTGCACCGTCTCGCGAGTGGTGGTATTTATCCTGTGTAGCCATGTGTCGCGGTAAGTCCTCGCAAACTGTATTATTCTCTGGTTGACAGCATCCATGTTGACCTCTAACCCGGCAAGCAACAGCATCCCACCGTCTACTGCGTTCAAAAGTATGCTCACGAATGTCCCTGCTATCTCTTCCCAGAATTCCTCTTCTTCCAGCATCCAAAAGGTAATGTCATAGATAGACTTGACCCGATCGTCTTTCTGTATCTCTTTCAGTACCCGTTCAAACTGACCCGCAAGATAGGTTTCTATGATTCTGGTAAGTTTACGTTCGTCCTTGCGCCGCTGGTCATCATCCGGCGAATTGACCTTGTAAGCCCACACTTCGCCAACCCAGCGGGATGTGCCTCTCAAGTTGTCCAATACACCCGGATATTCCAGGATGGTGCGCTTGACTGCGGTCAAAAGCAGGTCATGCAAATCTGTCATACTAAAACCTCAACCGCCCGCGAAATTGCATCTGCTAGGTCTTTCATGTTCCCGGCCTCCTGGTGGCTCATGCTGAACACGGTTTCTATCTCGCGCTCAGTCTTGCAGTTGGGCAGGCTTTCACGTATCCGGCTGGCGATGTCCTCAGTCAAGGTCTTGCACACGAATGGGAAGTCTAAAGATTTCCCCTGCTTTAGCTTGCGGAAGGCAAAGGACTGCCACAGTTCTAATTCGCGAAGCTGCTCAATGGTGAGGACCGTCTTTTCCGGCTCGGTTTCCTTTTCCGGCTGGACAGGTTCGGGTTCTGGCGTGTTATACTTTTCGTCAAGTACATCGAATTCAATGTCGGGGGGAAGGTCAATGCCCACCACTTGGGCAGCGATGCTCGGTCTCATGCCAGCGTCAATATAAGCCTTGTACGCACTCGCCCGCTGTACTTCTTCCTCCTGCCCGTGTTCGGACAGTTCGGGACGGAATTCGAATCTCAAGCCTAATGGGTTGAATAGCTGACGGTTCATCTCGCCCTCAATGAAGTTAGCCCAGGGCATGACTGAATCCCTGAACCAGACGGCATATTCTACCTGTGCAGTGGCAAAGTTAGCAGAATTTGACAGGAGCAGCGATAACGGAATTCCGGCTGCCATTGCGATGTCCTCGACTTTCTCCTGCCTGAGTGTTGAGTCCTTGATGTTGTCAATGCCCTCACCGATAACATGAGGCTCTATGCTTTCGGCGTTGAATACTTTACCGAGGTACTTCGTCCATCCGTGTACAACCTTGTCCCAGATGTTTTCTATCTTCTCGCGTTCTGCGGGATTCGGCACACCCTTGACCATAAGCATAGTAGGCTTGATACCACCCCGCTGAAAGAAGGACTGAACGTAGTAATCAGAATAAAACAGTACCCCAGCCGCTGCCATGAGTGCCTGAAACTCCGTGTTCTTTGAGGGCAAAAGTTCTGTTGTGTGGTCCAACCGCCAGACGTAAAAGATGCGGTTTTCATCAAGGCCGTATTTCCGTTCCTCAGTCCCTAATACCCGCTTGAAGCCTACCAGTCCGCTTGCTTTATCCACTATCGGCTTGATGGTGGTGGGAACAATGTAGCGCATGTTCTTTATCGCCTTGTTTCCTTCCATGAAGCCATAAGCCTGGTTGGTCATGAATAAGGACAGGCGCCAAAGCCTGAGTAACTCCTTCGGGTTGGACAGGAATCCTACTTTGTTCTGCCAGGATTCAGAAGAATCAAAATCCTGCTCGCCCTTGATAATGGCAAACGGAATGTTGGCGATTGCGTCAGCGGACAGGTTCGCCACGCGGAATACCGGCGCAACGGTTGAATAATATGTCTCGGCCTGATTGGTTTTCTCGGGTTCGCCCGTGATGAAATTCCAGGCCGAATCCGGGTACTGCGGCAGGTCGATATTCTTGATCGTTTTCCCGTCAGTGTATAAGTACAATGTCTTGTTTGCCATAGCCCTCCTAGCTAACCAGCCAATTGTCGCCGGAACACCCGTTCCACGCGATTGCGAGGCTAACGACGCAATCATCATGGGCGCCATTTGGGGCGCCGTATGAAAACGATCCCGATGTGTTGCGCTTGCTCTCAAAGCTCAATAATTCACCTACCAAAATAGGATTGTTGATAATGCGGATTGTCCCGTGCTCGAATGCGGACTGTAAGTCTTGGATTATTTTCTGCTTGGTTGCGCTCGTCGTAGTGAACGGGATAATCCCCAGGCCTCTTTCCAGCATGTGATCAATGACAGGTCTGCCGATCGAATTAGACTCTATGACCATACTGAACAAGTCCCATTTCTCATACACCGCAGCCAGCCGGTCAATTAGCACCGGGTAATCCACACGGTTGAAGCGGTCAAAATAAACCATGTCCTTCGTCTCGGTATCAAGTATGGTCACAACCGTGTAATCAATGCTGGATGCAACGTCCACCCCGGCGATGTACTGCCTGCCCCGTATTGGCTCAGCAGGCTCAAGAACCGCCGCCTCCTGCACCCTGCGGAAGACCGACCCGTCCTGGTTGATAAAATCCGCAAGATACTCCTGCCTGAATATCAACTCTGGAAGGTCACGCCTGGCTGCCTCTATCTCTGACGGCAGTATGTACGGGTTGGCCGATGTCGGAAAGGTGAAGCTCGCCCAGCCTTCCTCGCCCGCTATTCCCTTTTGGTAATGTTCCCAGAACCAGTTACGAGACTTCGGCGTGCTTATAAATAACGCCTTGCCTAACCTGTCAGATAATGCCGGTCTGAGTGCTTCTGTCCATGCCTCTTTTTGCATGAATGCA